AAGAAAATAATATTACTAGAGTTCAATCTGCAATCAGAAAAGATTTTAAAGAAGGTTTAAGATTTGCAGAGTGGTTAGGTTTAGAAAAAGAAGGTTTGATGAGAAAATGGGGATTTGATGGCTCAGACCAATATATGTATGCGAGGTTATTCTAATGGGATGGCAAGCAGCAGTAGTAGGTGCATTAGGTGTAGCACAATATCAACAACAAGGTGCTTATGGTAAATTTAATGAAGCAAAAGGTAATCGTGATGCTTTAGTTAAAGAACAAGAAGCAGAAATACTTGATAATAAATTAACATTAGATTTATCAACATTTGATAAAAAATTTAGAGAACTTGAAGGAAGTGTTATTGTTCAAACAGCAAAATCTGGTGTAACCCAAGGTGGTACTGCTGCTAGAATAAGATTAGCAAATTTAACAAATGCAGAACTTGAAAAAAATAAAATGAAATATGATACTGAGATAGGAAAAGCTAGAGCTTTTGAAGAAGCTAACTTTGCTAGAATTAGAGGTCAAATGGCAAGACAAGAATCAAAAATTGCACAATTAAAAACTTTAAGTTCTGTTGGAACTTCATTGTTAACAATGAAAGGATAGCTATGAGAAATTATAAATCAGAATATAAAAATTATCACTCTAAATCAAAACAAAAAAAGAATAGAGCTGGTAGAAATACTGCAAGAAGAATTATGAAAAAAAAACTTGGTAATAGTATATTAGGTAAAGATATAGATCATAAAGATAGAAACCCTAGAAACAATAGTAGAAGCAATTTAAGAGTAAGATCTAAATCTTCTAACAGATCAAGGAATAGATAATGCCAAAAATACCCACATATGTTTCCACATCCTCTATGACAACAGCGACACCATCTGTTAAAACAAATGTTCAAGATTTAAATGTTAATCAAACTCCAGCAAGTGCATTACAACCTGTTAGTAATTTTGTAAGAGACAGTTATATAAAAGAAAAAATAACTGAAGCTAATAATCAATCTTACAAAGCAATAAATAATTTTTATGAAGATCAATTAGATCCACAAGGTAATGTTGCTCAAAAAGGTTGGTTAACAATTCAAAGTGAAGCAAAACAAAAATCAAATCCAACTGAAGCATCAGAATATTATGATTTAGAAACTGAAAAACTTTATAATTATCATAAAAATAATAAATTAAAAAATTTAAATAATTTTGAAAAAAAAGCTATTGATGCAAAATTTTATGCAACATCTGGTTTATTAAAAACAAAAGCAATAGAAGAAGCTAGATTAAATTTAATAACAGAAAATAAAGAAGTTGATGATGATACTTTTGTTAAACAAAGTTTATTACTACAACAATTAGGACCAATGTATTTATCTTCTTTTAAAAAAATTATGGAAGAAAGAATAAATGCAAATCCAGATTATGATGATGGTATTAAAAAACAATTAATTAAAGGATATAATCAAAAAGGTGCTGAATTTTTAGCAACTTCTATGGCTAATAATCAACCTAATAATTTTAAATTATCATTAAAACAAGGTATTTTTGATGATGTACCTGCTGGCGAATTATTAAAATTAGATGGTGTAGCTAATGAAAAAATTAAAGAACAAAAATTTAATATACTTTTAAAACCTTTAGATATTCCTTTTGATGCTGATCCAAGAGATTTTACTTTAGCAAATGAAGAAATTAAAAATAAAACTTTTGGAGGTAATAAAGAATTACAAAAAATTTTTCAAACTTTACTACCACAAGAAAAAATTGAATTTGAAAAAGAATATCAAAAAAAAGCAAAAGCAATTAGATCAGATAGAAATATGGCAATACTTACTCAAAGAGAAGTTGTTAAAGTTGAAACTGCAATAGAAAGTAAAGGTATTTTTGATAATATGGAAAAAAATAAAGCAACTTACAATAAAGATTTAGAAAGAATTTTTGGTGTTAATACAGATGCTGTTGAACAATTTAATGTTGTTAATCAAAAAGTAGCTGATGGATCTGCTAACAAACTATCTAATTTTGATAAAAATGATGATATTGTTAAACTTATTATTAATGATAAAATTAATACTATTACAGACAAGTTTTTACTAACAGGAGAAACTGAAGAAGCAAAAAGTATTTTAGAAAGAGTTGGACAAGATGTAAATATTGCTGATGTAAAATATTTAAATAATCTTCTTGGAATATCTAATGAACCAAATTTTAAACAAAACCATACAGAATTTTTTAAATTTATAGATAATTTTAAAGATCAAGTTGCTGGTAGTGTTGCGTTACAACCTTTAGATCCAGACAAAGATGCTAGATTAAATAAATTTAAATACGTAATGTACAATAGATATATAGATGGTTTAGAAAAAGGTATAAATTCAGATGAATTATTAAAAGCAACTAAAGGAAATAAAAACTTTATTGGTTATGATTTTTATACTTTTTTACCAGATGTAAATGATGTGTTTAAAGGTATTTTAAATGAAGTTAAAAAAAATATAAATAACACATCTATAAATAAATATGGTGAAAAAATATTATATGAAGATGATACTCCAGAAATTCCTTTAATGTCATTAAAAAAATCAAAAGAAAAAGAATTAGGTAGAAAACTTACAATAAAAGAATTTAGAGAACTTATAAAGGAAAAATAATGGCTTCATTAGCGGAAGAAATAAAACTTTTTGAAAAAGCTGGTTTTTCTAATACAGAAATTGAACAATATAAAAAAGAACAAATACAAGAATTAAGTTCTGCAGGATTTACTACTCAAGACATTGCAAAAGATTTGGGTTATAAAAAAATAAATTTAACTCCTATTAGACAGGCATGGCAAAATATTATTGATCTTGGCAAAGAAGAACACGAAAGTGTTTATTCAGAGTTAAAGCAATTAGAAGCTCAAAATGATGACACTCCTTTTATTCAACAAAAAAAAGAAGATTTAGTAGGTAAAATATTTGAACCTGCAAAATATTGGCAAAGAGGTTGGGGTGCTGGTATTTATGATTTACATCAATCTTATGTTAATAATGAAAAAACACCAGAACTTTACACAACAGGTCAACCAGATGATACAGGTTTTATAGAAAGAAACATTACTAACATTGCAAGACTAATTAAAGATTTACCAGTTTATGCAGTACCTACTATTGCTGCTGGTATTGCTACTAGAAAACCAGATGCTAGTTTAGCGGCAGGTGCATTTGCTGCTGGTTCTTTAAGGGAAACATATTTAAAAGCATTAGAAAATGATGAGGTAAATGGTTTTCAAGAATTTTTTGATATATGGACTAAAGAAGGTATTAAAGCTGGAGGAATAGAAGCGGCTCAAATTTATGCAGCTACAAAATCTGGTAATTTAGTTACTGGAGGATTAAAAAAAACTATAGCACAAGCTGGTGCTTTTGAAGGTGTTGGTGCAATTCTTCATGGAGAAATGCCAAGCAAGGAACAATTAACAGATAGTTTATTTTTATTTGGTTTATTTAATTTTGGAAGTTCTGCAATAAAAAAATCTAAAAAAATTATAACTAAAAACGACAGAACATTAACAGAGCTTGCGGATGATATGATTGTTAATAAACCTGTATTTGATGATGCTGCAAGTACAACTAATCAAAATCCCAGATACTATGGTGGAGATAAAAATATAATATTAAAACCAGATACATTTAAAGAAGGAATAAAATTTAAAACAGAAGCTGAACAAAAGATAAATGATAATATTAGATATAACGAACCAGAAGCTGTAGTAACTATAGGAGAAAAATCTTTAGCTGTAAAAGATTCTTTTGTTAAAAATTCTATTGACAGATTACATCCTGTTAAACAATTAATATCTAAAGTACAAAATACAAAAAATACTAAAGATGCTTTAAATGTATATGAAGAATTTAGAACATTACTAGGTGTAGAAAATTTAAGTGGCACTTTTATAGAAGTAGGAACTCAAAATGCTAAATTAAAAACTAATGGAAAAGGATTTAAAGAAATATTAGAACCTTTATTAGATAAAGATTTTGCAGTACCTTTATTACCAGAAAAAGTTTCATTTAGTTTAAAAGCAAGAGATTTAAGAAATAAACAAGTTTATGCAGAATTTACAAATTATGCATCATCAAAAAGAGTTATAGAAAAAGAATCTCAAGGCATTAAAACTGGTCTTGATTTAAAAGCAGCTAAAGAAGTTGCTAACAATCCAGAGCTTATTAAAAAATACGACAATACTGCAAAAGAATTAACAGCTTATAGCGAAAGAGTTTTAAGGTATGCAAAAGATAAAGGTCTGTTAACTGAAGAAGCATTTAATGCTATGATCGAATTAAACAAAGATTACATACCATTTGCTAGAGTTGTAGAATCTACCTTAAAAGATAAAGGTTTTATTCAAGGAGTATCAAATCCTTTAAAAAGAATGGTTGGAACTAAAAAAGAAGTTAAAGAAATTTTAGATCCTATAGCAACTACTTACACTAATACATTTAATATTATTAAAAAAGTAGAAAGAAATACTGCTTTAACAAATTTTTTTAATTTAATTGAAGCTAATAAAAAATCTTTTCCAGATATAAATAAAAAAACTGTAACTAAATCTACAAAATTAGAATTAAAGGAACTAGAAGATTTAGGAATAGATACTTCAAAAATTAATTTAAAAGTTGCAGAAAATATGAAAGTTTTTAGAAAAGAATTTGATAAAGTTGGAGAAGATTCAGTTGCTGTATATCGTAAAGGTAAATATGAAGTATGGGAAGTAGGAAAAGAATTAGCTGAAGCAATGAAAGATTTTAATCCAAGAGAAGCTAGTAATTTATTTTATGGGATTGCTAGACATCCTGCTAGTTGGTTAAGAGCTGGTGCTACTTTGGCTTTTGATTTTGTAGGAGCAAACTTTCTTAGAGATACAGTTCAAGCATCTATTTATAGTAAGTATGGTTTTTTTCCTGTTGTTAGTTCTATGAGAGGATTATTTGATATTATTGCTGGTAAAACAGGTTTAAATAAAAATTCTCAAAAATATTATGAATATTGGATTAAATCTGGTGGTATGCAATCTACTATGCTTTCAGTAGATAGAGCTATATTTGATAAACCTGCTTTTGATATTTTAAATAAAGGACCAATAAGAAATAAAGCAGAAAATCCTATAGAAATATTAAGAGTAATATCTGAAACTTTTGAAAATGCTACAAGACTTTCAGAATTTAGAAGAGCTTATGATGCTTCTATAAAAAAAGGATTAACACACGAACAAGCAATTAAAAGAGGTGGTTTTGAATCAAGAGATATAACTCTTGACTTTGGAAGAATGGGAGCAAAAATGAGAGGATTAAATCAAATTTCTGCTTTTTATAATGCTATGGTTCAAGGTTTTGCAAAAGTTTATGATACTGCAAAACAAAGACCAACAAGAGCAGCACTTACTATTGGCGGAGCTATTGTAGGACCAACTGCATTGTTTTGGTTTTTAGGAAAAGATGATCCAGCAATTCAAGCTCAACCAGAATGGGTTAAAAGAAATTATTGGTTAACAACAAGTGGTGAAGGTAAAAATAAAATTGTTCATAAAATTCCTGTACCTTTTGATGTTGGTGTTACATTTAAAGCATTAACTGAATCTTTTTTAGAATCAAATTTTAATAAAGATGAAAAAACTAAAAAAGAATTAGATGGTTGGTTTACTGATTATTTGTTTCAAGTAGGTAAAGGATTTATACCAACACCACAATTTGCTATGCCATTTATTGAAGGTGGATTTAATGTTAGCTGGTTTCAAGGTAGACCGCTAGTACCACATTACATAGAAAAAAACTTACCAAACAAAATGCAATACACTACTTATACTTCTCAATCTGCCAAGCTACTTGCTAATGGAATTTATAAATTAATAGGACACGATACTAAATTTAATAATCCAATATATATTGATAATTTTATTAGACATTGGAGTGGTACAATAGGAAGATATTTAACACAACTTTCTGATGATGCTTTAATTGAAAATGGTATTATTGAAGATCCTATTTTACCAACTCAACCTTTATCAAAGATGCCAGTTATAAGAGCCTTTACAGCTCAATATCCAGACGCTAACTCACAATACATCACAGATTTTTATGAAGAATATAATAAAATTAGTAAAATAATAAATGAAGTAGATGCTTTAGAAAAAGAAGGAAAAGTATTAGAATCTCAAGAATTATTAGATAGCATTAAAGGTAAGAATAGACTACAATTAATTCCTTATGCTGACGCTATTAAAGATCTTAATTTTATAATAAGAAACATATATAATAATAAAAAATGGAATAAAGATGAAAAGAGAGAGCTTATAGATGCTCATTATTTAGTTATGATTAGAACAGCTAAAAGAGCTTTAGATAATATGAATATAAAGGTTGATAACACAGATGAATAATAATATAGAGATAATAACATGACAGTATCTTCAACTACAGTAAAAAATTCCTACTCTGGTAATGGGAGTACAACCCAATTTGCATATGGGTATAAAATATTTGCAGACTCAGACTTAATCGTAATTATTAGATCAG